CAGGGTCGTTCCATCTCTTCAAGTCACGCGCCCCGCAATCACAAATGTATTCGGGTTCGTACTTAGGTTGTTCTTTCTTAGGTTCTTGCCATGTTGCAATTATCCAAAGCGGATAAACGACACAGGTCAGAACGTAGGCGTAGGCGTATCTCATCAGAAGGGACATTCAATGTTGGGTATCTTCTCCAGTTTCGGTCTTAGCGAAGTCAATGACACGAACTTTCCGCGTATGCAGAATCCTTTGGAACGTCCGTTCAATACCTGTCTGACTATTCTGCCTCTCTTGGTGTTTATGCAGATGCCATCAGAATCAAACTGGTATTCGTTAGCTTCTTTATGTCGCCACTTTAAATCGTAAGTAGTTGATATTGAATGCATTTTGCTTTAGTCTTTATGTACATATCAGATGTTATAAGCCATTTTGAAAGACAGCCACTCGCTTCAATCCATTTGGATCAACTGAAATTAATTTGTATTTATCAGCAAACCTTTTTAAGATGCCATACTCTTTTGATTCGCTCGTTCTTTGTGGCAAAATCACATTGAAATACTTTCTTTCGTTATGTTCTTTTATGCCTGTGAAATAGTCGCATAATTCCAACTTTAAACCTGTTTGCTCCTTAATCAATTCCAATGTTTCAGGAATAGAAAAACGGCTTATAACAGGTGTTTGGCAAAAGCTGGGCTTCTGTGCTAAATCAACGTTTGTGCTATCTACAATCATTTGTTTTAAATTTAAAGTTTTGTACTATTAATGCCCAGCCTTCGCCAAGCACCGATACGTTAGGCGTTATTGCTACATTTCGCCTCAACATTATTCTGTTCATTTATCCATTCAAGTTTTTCAGTAGCACAACAAGCACATACTTTCCTTCTTGGTTCTTTAGGGTATCGACCTCTAATTTCAGTCAGTTCTTGTCCACAAACCTTGCAGTATTCTTTCCGCAACAAACGCCTAACAATGTGTATAAACCATTGCTTTATAGTGCGTCTGCCAAGTTTCTTTTTTCTATTAAACATATCTGTATTTTTAAGTTTATTGTTTCAATCACGCAACGGTTCATACACTCGACCGTTAGCAGCAATGCTACGGACACGTACACACACCATTTTCATCCCAATTACCACAGCATCGCTTGTTTTTGTCTTTGTGCCTTGTATCAAAATCGGGCTTAAAACGCTGCATATATGATAAGAACATTGCATTGCAAAGTATATGCCCTGTGTGTGGTAATCCACTTTCAGGGTCTATATCTTCACCCCTTATGTATGCTGTCATGTGACGCATCATACTTTCAAATATTTCGGGTGTTTTAAGCCCTTTCTTCCAGTTATTGTCTGCATACTTTTTAGCCCCAAATTCAAGCACTTTAACCATATCTTCTAAGGCATCAAAGTCAACAAGCGACCAACGCAATTTACCTCCATTGTAACGCAAAGCACTGCTGCTAACAGCACCTTGAACGCTATTGGCGGCTTCGTTTTTCAATTTATCTTTTGTACTCATATTAAGTATTTGTTTTTTAATTAAAGTTTAGTAGTTTAAATCGCCAACAGCGTCAAGCTGCGGCACGTTATGTGGCATTAGCCAATCACTAACAATATTCTTCTACTACAACTTACGGGGCTTGTTGTTCCACTATGGCTTTGTATTACCTTTCGTTTATCTCCATCCGCAAAACCCCACATTACTAATGGATACTGTATTAAACTTGGGTGTACCAAATCGTCTAAATACAAGTCATTTTCTTTAATGGGTTTTGCTGTTGTTATATACAACTTTTTATTCATCCAATGTATTTTCATAATAATAACGCCACATAACACTATTTATAAGCAATAGCCGTGTCAGTGGGCTTATTTAAGCTATTGCTTCTAATTAATATTTTAGCGTAAAGATAAGTCAGTGCTTTGAAATCGGCTACTGCTCATACATTTTACGTTACCGGTCAGGCTATGACACCATATATCGTTTGACATGCTTCTCATGAGAAACGCTTCTATCTTCGTTCAAATCGCTTCTTTTTATTAGGCGAAACGAAACTGCACAAGTAAACCAATTCAATGACCATACACGAGTGTATGACCAGCCCTGAACATTTTTGGTGAAGCTGAATATTGGCAACAAATCTTTGAAGCGAAATCCTGCATACCAGCTTTTGTAAAAGTTAAATTCTATTGTCATTTTATTTTGATTTGTGAAGCCCGAACCGCTAACATGTGCTATACAATATGGCGGCTGACGTGCTTCGGTTAAACATTTTTACTTAATTCAACTGTGGTGCTTCGTATTGGACTTTCGTGCTGAAAATCCGCCACATCGTATAGCACCGACACGTTAGCGGTTATTAATCCGATAATCAATAATTCCGTTTCTAACAGTAATTCCACTTCTTGATTTTGTGAACCAATTAGCACCACTTCTATCGTATCGTAATGAATAACTACCTCTGTGAGTGTCAATGAAAAAATATGCGTCTTCTGGTAGCGAATATGTTGCACGTATCCATTCGCCATTTATTTTTTGCATACTTATATCAAAGTTTTTTTCATTGACCGATTTTCCGCAACCTGATAAAATAACAACCGCTAACAAGGCATAAAAGAAATGCCGAGTTCCTACTAAAATTGATGTTCTGTGTTTCATATTTACTTTCGTTTTAAATTCATAATTTGTACTTCTAATTTCGGCACTTCTCTTATGCCCGACCGTTGTGCGCAATGCTACTTTTCTGCATCTAATTGAGATTTCACAGCCATCCACTTGGCTTTTTCACTTGCCATTATTTCTTCTTTGGTCATTTCTGTTTTTAGTCTTGGTTTGTCATTTACATAATCCCAAAGCCAAGTTACTTTTTTACCATTTGCATCACTCACTTCCATTGAGCCATACATTTTACAAATTCTTGCTAACCCTCCCATTTTAATTAGTTTTTATCGTTAATAAACCGCTACTGGCTATAACAGCGGTTTTGTGCAAGCTGCCCGACCGCTCAATGCCAACGCTTCGCAGCCTGACACAAAGCCGCCAACCGTTGGGATCAATTGCCTTCGGGCGCAGAATCGTTTAAAACCCATTTAAGTAGGTCAATTTGACCGCTATAAACACCAACGCCAGTTTGTTTGGCCAACCATAACATCTTTTTGTTAGGGCATCCATTATCTGCTTCCGTAGTTAAGCGTTCAAATTTTTCACGGGCTAAAAACAGCTCAAGTAATCGAGCCTTAATTTCTTCTTCTGATCTCATCACAAATGGGTTTTAAACTTTACTTCTGCTCAATTGATCCATAACGATCCGTGGCCGAATGTGCCACGTCTTACCTTTCTGCAACCTCACTGTAATCAGGACAGGATTCGAACCTGTATAACCTATAATAGTTGGTGTAAGTTATTTAATCCATTAGATAAGGTAATCAATCCACTAACCAACATTGATAATCTCTCTCTTCTAACTTCTGCGTCTGCCATTCCGCCACCTGACTGTAAAAAAGAAACCATTCTGTCCACTCCAATGTCTGTAATGAATCAGAACGGTTTCAATAAGATGAGAGAGCTTCGTGTCTTCCACCCACATTCTCTTAATGTGGTCATTATGGTCATTAGCTGATACACGTGTGTGTCCACTCTCTCAATAGAATATGTTCCCGCAAGGTTGCACCTTGAATGCTGTGTCCTGCAACTATTAAGCATTGACAGTCTCTTGGGAACTAACCAAGCCTGCAATTGGACGGGAACAATAAGATGAGAGATCAGAGCAGCATGTCAACTATTCAACTCCTTCATTACAAAGGCATTTATTGCTGATAGCATCCTAAGCATCGCTGTCAGGACTCTTACTCTGTAAATACAACCTTCACCTGTTGTAACTCTCTCAATAAATTATCACCTGCCAGATTGCCATCTCTGGATGCTTCATCACAACAACCGAATCGAACGGTACATTCTTGACCTAACTACCCGTTAGTGCCACAGTTGCTCCACACAGAACAACAGACAACGCTCTTTGGCTAGAACTATCATCAGGGGTTTGAAGAAGATCGTCAACTTCAGGGACACACCTTTAGTGGATGACCGTCTATTGTTCTCAGGTGAATTTCAACAAATTGTCTTTCTTTCTTTGTACATATCATTATAGTTTACACTCTCCTGTGTGGTTGGATGCTGCAGCATCTGATTGTTACTATCTGTACAACTTGTTGCTTTACTCTTTCAACCAATGTGTTGCCACTTGATTGGAAACATCCCAGGTCTTTTTAGGACCTGGGATGTGAAGAAGGGCATTATACCACATGCCAATACAGCAACATCATGATATTGATGATGTGCTGTATGAGTGCGATGCTTACAAGAACCGATATTCCAATGCTCCGAAAATAGGAAAGAACACGATGATATAAGGTGTACTCTCCTCCACTACAATAGATATTGTAGGGATGATCTGGATCGTCTGATGAAATCTCCACATTACAAATGTATTAAAAGGTTAGTGATCACGTGATTACTGGTAAAAAAAAATTCATCCATAGGGTACCACTCCCCTATGGATATAGCCCTGATGACCTCACTTATGATGTCATCGGGTTCATATGCAAGCCCGTTCCTCTTGCAGTATTGCTGAATGGTCTACTTCCGTCAGTGGTGACGGCACACATTGAAATATATGATGCATGGTGTGCACATGCAGCACTGCTCTCCAGATGTGGTCAATAGGGAACGATCCTATTTATCGTGAAGAGCCCTGTAAATGATCGTATGTTCAGGGCAGGAAGCTGAGAACATTACGAAAGGTGCGAACAATGTGAAAAGTGCCTGTATCATGATGTACGGGGATGATGATGTCACCCACAGTATATCGAATTGGAACAGACAGAATGTCCATACCGATACAAGAAGCACAAGTGGCATTGAACAGATGAACAGAAAATCAAAGATGTAGTATCTCATTGTACTATTGATATTATGAATGATGCAATAAGTTCATAGGTCTATTGCTTAACCTTCAATCCGATAATCCCTCTGCACTCAGTTGTAATAGCTCTGTTTCTGATGCTATTTAAGTATTCCCTTCCAATTAATAGTTATTGTGCATGTTTCAGCGTCCTACTAATAAGCTGCATTTTGGCAATTAGACCAAGGCTGCATTAAACTCTGCTTACCACATAGAGTTCACTTTATTAATCAGGTGGTTTCACATCTGAGTTGAGTGCAGTCTCTCTTGAGCTGGTTGTCTCTCAGAAGTCTTCATATCCACGTGAGAATGGTGCATTAACATAGGGAAGAGAGTCTATCACTTACTCATCTCTTCCCATAAGATCTTGAAGACAATGTGAATGCCTTCACCTCTTCATTGGTTCAGAGGATTTAAAGAAGGTCACACCCTCCGAAGAGGAGTGCGACCGACCAAAATACTGTACACTAACTATGCGTTAGCGTTGATGATGTACTCAACAAGGGTGACAACCCCGTTGATGATGACAAATGTTCTCATGGTCGGAGACATATTGTGGTGTGAACAACGGTACACCTGTTCACTTGGTGTGTGTGGAAAGGTCCATATATTAAAGTATACATGAGGTGTGTATACTGGTGATGTAAAGATGAGGTATACGCAGGGTGTGGGTTTTTATGCACGTCAAACATACATATAAAGCACACCTGCGTATCCTCAACTGCCTGTCTATCAGTGTAGTACACATCGTACATGTGTCGTACACAAGGAAAGACGGGAACAAAGGGGGTTGCCCCCCTGAGGAACCTTAGAAGGTTCTCAAGGCAGGCAATCTTCCCTCCTTCTGCTCGTGAAGCAGGTAGAAGCGACCGTTGGTACCCTCGACCTCGCTGATGCAAACGTCCTCTGCGTCAACGTTGAATTTGGTGGAGACAACGAGACCCTCGATCTGCTTGCCAACGGAATTGACTGCGAACAGCTTTCCAGTGTGAGGGTTCTTCTTGAGAGCGATGCTGTCGACCCCAAGGACTTTCTTTGCTTCAGACATGCTGAGGCGGTCAATGAATTCCAGTGTGTTTTCCATGATATTAGGTATATGTCCCCGTTTACGTTCGGACACCTGGGGGGACTTTCCAGATGCCTTACTCGAGTAGGGGCTTTATGTCACGGTGGTAACCACCCGCCTATATGAAAAAAATTTTTTTTTGATTTTTTTTTGCCCGACACTTGACATACGGGTTTTCGTGTTGTATATTTGTACCGTTCCTATTGAGAATGCAGTTTCTGAGACTGCGTAGCCCCGTAAGGCTGATCAAAGGGACGGTATACAGGTCTCAGTTGGAACTTCAGGTGACCACTCCTGTTGGATCGGGTAGATATTGATATACTCAACAAACTCCGATGTAGGTACAAGGTCTGAGTTTTTGACTCGCAGAAGCGAGTGTTTTTACGAGGTGAAGTTCAAAACGCAAAAAAAATGGGAGAGGAAGGCGTGGCATACCAGTATCCTGAGATTAAGTTCGAGAGGAGTGAGTCCGTTGTTGACGGTGTGAGGGTTGTGAAGGTGTTACTGTTCACACATGTGCTCAATACGGAAGATGAGTTCGTATCGGTGGAGCTTACAGGGTACTATCCGATAGAGGAGGGGAAGGATGTAGATGTGGAGACTGCCATAGGGGAGCAGTTCCATGAGAGATGTATGGATGTATATTATGGTGATAGGGACCGTCAGGATGATGTCGTAGGGGAGGACGATGAGAGATTCATATGAGTTTTTAATATTTTCTGTGAGATTGATTGACAGAGTGTGTTATTGGTTCGTATATTTGCAGGGAGAGCAGAGCGGATGGAGAGGAGATATGAGTTGAAGGGTACTGAGAGATCGTTCTTTACGATGTATGTGGAGCTTATGACCGTTCAGTCCCCGATAGACAGGTTGAGAAGACAGGAACGTCAGGTACTTGCCGAGGTGATGTACAGGAACAGCCTGCTTGCCAAGGATTACAGGGACCCTGAGGATCCCAAGAAGTGGAGAGCCTTGTTCTCCTATGAGAGTAAGAGGGAGATGGCGGAAGCGTTGAAGATGAGTGATGCTGGTTTTGCGAACTGTCTCACTGCTCTCAGGAGACACAGACTGATGGATGCAGACAATTATCTGCACAGGGCATTGAGGCTGTATCCAGGGAAGATGAATGCGATAGTGTTCAGTTTCAAGGTGAAGGATGAGGTCGGATCGGAGGTCTGAGCTCATAGATGAGATAGCATCCAGGTACGGTATACCGTCCTATGTGCTTGAGAAGGCCTGGAAGAATCAGTTCCAGGTGCTTAAGAAGGTGATGTCGGAATCTGATAGGAACGATGTGGGAACCTTCAAGGTGGTATATATGAGAGGTCTCGGGAAGTTCGTACCGAGATTCGCAGAGATGCTGTACATGAACAGTAGGAAGGATGGATGTAAGGGCGATAGTTGAGGGGTGGACAAGATATGTCATGAAGGACCCTGTGAATGAGAAGGAGGCTCTGAGAAGGGCGGAGATATGCATCACATGCAGTGATATGAGGAATGCCATGGGTGTTCTGATCTGCGGACAGTGCGGATGTCCACTTGCTGCAAAGACGAGGAGTTCACTGTCGGACTGTCCGAACCCTGAGAGCAAAGGAGGATCAAAATGGAAGAGATGATGAGGAATGAACAGTTCATATTGAACGTGTACAGGAACGGTGAGCTTGATGATGTCATCGAGGGTGCTGCTGCCATACGGAAGTTCATAAAGGATAAGAAGGACGGTCAGAGAAAGGGAATGAAGGAGGATGATGTGGTCATCCCTTTCAAGGGACCGTTCAGTAATGATGATATCGGGGAGAGCAATGACAGATGGGGAGCATAGGATGACAGACAGTGGCATACCGTACTTTGAGAAGGACGGGGTGCGACTGTTCGTCAGTAGCGTGTCGGCAAGACTCGCGGATGAAGGGGAGACCTTCGAGGAGTACAGGCTCAGAAGGAGTATGGCGGACCGACTGTTGAAGAGATTCAAGAAAGGTAGACTGTCATGGGATCCGTACCCTTTCAAGGGTATGAGCAAAGGGCTTGTGAATACGGTTGATAACAGAGAGGCGATGGAGGCATTCATTGCACAGTACATGAGACGGAATGAAGGAGAGATTGAAGGGAGTGACCCCGATGGGGTCGAAAGTGATCACGAAGGCGTATCTGAAGCCTGAGACGACAAAGGGAGGTGTGATAGTGGACATCAAGCGTAAGCGTGATGTGGTGCCCTGTGTCGAACTGATGGCAGTAGGTCCAGACGTGAAGCATGCGAAGGTGGGACAGTGGGGACTGTTGAACACGAACTGCACACCAGCGGCAGTGATACATGATGGTGAGATGTACCATCTGATACAGGAGTATGACATTGCAGTGCTCTTTGATGAGCAGCCTGACCTTGATGATATCGTAGGATCGGACACTTCGATCGTAAGGGACCTTACGGACTATGTGAGATTCGGGAAGATGAAGGCACTGAAGGCGAAGGTGAGTGAGGGCTACGAGCACGAGTTCGACAGTGACGGCAATCGTATAGTGCAGGAATGAAGCATCTTTTTGAGATGGATGATGACGGCAGGCTGGTCATCGCACCACAGGTACTGTTGGTGGATGAGTTCAAACAGCTTGTTGCTGCACGTAAGAGGAAGGATGCTCTGTTCGCAGAGCTGTCCTACATATTCTTCATGGTCGATATGAGGTCGCCCTATATAAGGCTGTCAGATGGCGAGAGGGAGTCTCAGGTGAGGAATGACCTGATGGGTGATATCAGAGGGTGGGAGCCTGACGGTATCACTGAGAAGTGCCTGAGAAAGTATAAGGAGTTGAGCCGTACACGTTCGATGGACAGTCTTGACAGTGCATGGGAGGCACAGAGGAAGTTGGACAATTTCCTATTGACAGTGGATCTCAATGAACGGAATGACAAGGGAGCAGTGGTGCATGATGCCAAGAAGGTGCAGGAGATGTTGAACAGGCTTCCGACAACCATCAAGAGCCTTCAGGAGACACAGAGGCTCGTGGAGTTCGAGATAGCTGAGAGTCTTGCTCTGAGAGGAGGAAGGGAGAAGGCTGAATTCGAGGATGAGGATATGAATCCAGACTGATGGAGCAGGAGAAGGGTATTCTTGATAGCATCATGTTCGATCACAGTATGAGGGTCAACATGATAGAGGATGAGGATGTACGTGCCGATGTGATCGGTGCGATATCCGAGATACCCTTCATATTCAATCTGGTGAAGAGAGGAAGGAGAAGGGCATGCGATCTCAGAAGGGATGTCAATGGGAGGATCATTGTGAACATCACTGAACCGCATCTTCTTGAAGACATGGATTTCTTCAGGGAGAGGGCACTTTATTTCAAGAGGAACGGGGTATACTGTGATATGATACCGAACAGACATCCCTCATCGAGGTACATGCAGTTCTGGAAGGAGGAGCAGAGAAGATGCAGGGAGGGACTTGTAAGGCCTTCTGACGGTGAGTGGATACCAGGTTATTACTATTGGTATCTGAACTACTGTCCCATACTTCTGACTGAGAACAGGACCGTTGACGGACTGATGCCGATGGTGGAGGGGTTCTCATCCGCTGACACATATGAGGTGGAGCAGCAGGTCACACGGTCTGTCAAGGCTGACCGTATAGAGGATTTCCCACGTGTATGGGACAGCGACTATCTGTGGTTCCATTATGTCGAACAGGCTGAGATGAGAGGCAGCCATGCGGTGTGTCTCAAGACGAGGGGTAGGGGATACTCCTTCAAGGGGGGCAGCATGGGATCGAGGAACTATTATCATTTCAAGAACAGCAAGTCGTTCGCCATAGCATCCGAGGGAGATTACCTCATGGGTGACGGTATCCTCAACAAGGCATGGGACGTACTGAACTTCGTGGACAATCACACCCCATGGAGGAAATCAAGGGACTATGCGGACACCAAGATGCACAAGAAGGCATCCTACAGGGATCCGCGTACACGCACTGAGAAGGGTATGCGGAGCGAGATAATAGGGGTGACCACCAAGGGTGAACCTGAGAAGGCGAGGGGAAAGCGCGGAAAGCTGCTGCTCTTCGAGGAGGCTGGTAAATTCCCTCATCTGAAGAAGGCGTATGCGATCGCAAGACCTTCTGTGGAGCAGGGCAACAGTACTTTCGGAACGATAGTCACGTGGGGTACTGGAGGTACCGAAGGTGCGGATTTCGAGGGTATGAGGGAACTGTTCTCGAATCCCAGTGCATACAGGATATACGGTATCAGGAACGTGTTCGACCGCAACTCCCCCGTAGGGACACTGTGCGGTTATTACTGTGGGGAGTACATGAACCGTGAGGGCTGTTACGACAGTGATGGCAACTCCGATGTCATAGAGGCACTTGTACAGGTGTTCACCGAGAGGAAGGTGGTATCGTCCAATACGAACGATCCGAATGCACTCGTACAGGAGAAGGCGGACCGATCGATCACTCCTCAGGAGGCGATGATGAGAAGGGAGGGCCATCTGTTCAATGTGGAGGACCTGAAGATACATCTCTCAGAGATGGAGACCAATCCGAAGAGGTATGATGCCATATCATGGAAGGTGAAGCTGTTCACAAGGGATGGGAAGATAGAGTGGCAGCTCAGTGACGTTCCTCCGATAAGACAGTTCCCCATAATGGACGTGAGGGATCTTGAGGGGTGTGTGGAGATATTCGAACATCCTCTGAAGACGAATGACGGTGTGCAGTCAGGTCTTTACATAGCAGGTGCCGACCCGTATGACGATGACATGTCGACAGGTCCCTCATTGGGGAGCATATTCATAATGAACCGTCTGACAGGCAGGATAGTTGCGGAGTACACTGGTCGTCCACGTACCGCTGAGGAGTACTATGAGACCTGCTACAGGTTGATGCGGTATTACAATGCAAGGTGCAACTACGAGAACAACAAGAAGGGGATGTTCCAGTACTTCGACCGTATAAATGCACTCTATATGCTTGCTGATACCCCAGGGATACTCAAGGACATGCAGATGACCCGCAGGAACGGTTACGGGAATGCTGCGAAGGGTACCCATACCACGAAGGCCGTGAACGGTTGGAGGAACAGTCTCATCAGATCGTACCTGATGGAGCAGGCGTACGGGAAGGAGGAAGGAGAGAGGAATTATACCACATTGAGTTCATACGGACTCGTGAAGGAGCTGATAGCATACGACCCCAATGTGGGCAACTATGACAGGATATCAGCGTTAGGGATGGTACTGATATACAGGGCAGACCTTGAGAAGTACGGAGTGGAGGATGACCTCTATGAGGTCACGGACAGTTTCAAACGTCCCATAGATCCGTTCTTCCTCAAGGCAAGACCGAGCATGTCATCAAGATTCGTACCCAAGGAGAAGGAGGAAGCTGTTTTTAAACGTACTTATAGGAAAAGATGGTAAGCAATGAGAGTTTTCCCTCACAGAAGAAGAGTGAGAAGGAGAAGAATGAGAAATGGGCACGTGAGTGCGTAAGACTCGCAACTGATATGGGACTGTATTCAGACAGTTTCTACACGGAATACCGTGAGGTGAGGACCAACATGGACCTTTACAACAACATACTCGATGTGGATGACATGCTCGACATGTGCGATCCGTTCGGTATCAATAACGATGACTTCCCCTTCAAACCTCAGCATTATCCGATAGCCAATACGAAGATAAACCTTCTGATGGGTGAGGAGACCAAGAGAAGGTTCGATTGGAAGTTGAAGGTGATCAATCCCGATGCGGTGACAGAGAAGGAGAAGGAGATCATGGACATCATACGTCAGGAACTGACAAAGGCGATATCCTCCGATCTTCCACCTGAGATGATGCAGAGGAAACTGGATGATCTGAAGAACTATCTTGCATTCGACTATCAGGATGCAAGGGAGCGTAGGGGAACACATCTCCTGAATCACATGATCGAGAAGGAGAATCTGAAATACAAGTGGAACATGGGGTTCCTTGACGGTCTTGTGGCTGGAAGGGAGATATACTCGTTCGATATAGTCGGAGGGGATCCGAGGGTACGCAAATGCAACCCTGCGAATGTCAGGGTGATACGCAAGGGATATTCTGCAGATGTACAGGATGCCGACATCATCGTTGAGTGGGGGTACCATTCAAGGGGGTCGGTTATAGACATGTTCCATGAATATCTCAGACCTGAGGAGGTCACGGAGATCGAACGGATGACGATCTCGCTGAACAGTTCCAACGATGAGGCGGTAGCTGTTGAGAAGCAGCCTGATCTGCTTGCAGGGAGTTTCAGTATGGTGCAGGATGCCAATGGCAACATGGTGCCATCATATGCATATCCTGCGGAGAACATGCTGTCACCCATAAAGGAGGACGGTTCCGTACTTGTCACAAGGGTGGTATGGAGATCGTACCGTAAGATAGGTAAGCTGAAGTACTATGACAGGAATACGGGTGAACAGCTTTACAGGTTCGTTGACGAGTTCTATGTTCCCAATGTCAAAAGGGGTGAGGAGATAGAGAAGTACATCTGGGTGACCGACTGGTGGGAAGGTACACGTATCGCACGTAACATATATGTGAAGATGAGACCCTGGCCTGTAAAGGCATACAGTATGACCAACCCTACGGGTACGATGTGTCCATATGTGGGAGGTGACTATACGATGGAGGGAGAGCCTACCACCTCTCTGATGGGCAGACTCAAACCGTACTCATACTATTATGATTTCATGATGTACAAGCTGTGGGAGACCATCAGCAAGCACAAGGGAGTGATAGGCTATCTCGATCTTGCAATGATACCTGAAGGTATGGAGATGGAGGATGCACTCTATTTTGCAGATAGGATGGGATGGTTGCCGATAGACAGTTTCAAGGAGAGCAGGAAGGGGTCCTCAACAGGTAGCATAGCAGGGAACATGAACACCAACAGATCCCCTATGAACTTCGATCTGGGCTCATACATGCAACAGAACCTTTACATATTGAACTTCCTCAAGGAGGAGATAGCCAACATCTCAGGTGTCACAAGACAGCGTGAGGGATCCATATCGAGCAGTGAGCTTGTAGGGAATACGCAACGTGCGGTAATGCAGTCGTCACACGTGACGGAGATGTACTTTCATTTCCATGACAGGATAAAACTGGCCACATTGAAAGCTACCCTTGAGGTTGCGAAACATGCATACAGGGGAAGGAAGCTGCATGTGCAGTACGTCTCTGATGACATGTCACAGGTCATGTCCGAGACAGACGGTGACAGTTTCAGGGAGATAGACTTCGGTCTGACGATCAACACGAACATGGAGTATCAGCAGTTGTATCAGACGATGATCCAGCTTGCTCAAGCAGGTCTTCAGAACGATAAGGTGAACTTCTCTCAGATAATGGACATACTCAGTGATCCGAGCATCAGTTCAGTGAGACGTAAGATAGAGAATGCGGAACGTCAGAAGCTCGATCAGTTGAAACAGGATGCACAGTCACAGCAGGAGTCCGTTCAGCAGATACAGCAGATGAGGAATGAGGCCGCACAGCAGGCAGAACAGTTCAAGGCTGAACTGGCACTCCAGTTGGAGAAGATAAGGACCGATGGGAAGATCGATCTTGAGAAGGCGAAGATGGAGTTTGAACTCCGTCTCAAGGGCACTCCAAGTGCCGACAATGTTCTGAGCGAACAGAATGAGGTCAGGAAACTCGATATGCAATTGAAGCATGAGGCAAAGGAGGGGGAACTCGATAGACGTACAAAAGAGGCCATAGAAGACAGGAAAGAGGCCAAAAAGTCTATAAAGTGATCCCTTAAAAGGAGAAGAGGGACTTGACATACGGTGTTAATTGAATTAATTTTGTAAATTAGAAATGGAAGATAATCTGTCAACAGTTGACATATTCGATTTCAATATCGATGGTATTGAGAATGATGGTGTATTCACACTTGATGATATGACCAGTACGGACAACGCTGCCCCCATTGCTGCAGATGTGAAGGGAGATGAAGTTGTCAAAGAGACCTTTGAAGTGGAGCTTGCCGCTCCGAAGTTGCCTGCCGTGGAAGAAACGAAGAGGGAGGAGGCACCTGTGTTCGAGGTCAATGATAAGCCGTCCCCAGAGAGTGCTCCCTCTTCTCCTCTCTTAACGAGACTCGCCTCGGCACTTTATAAGGACGGTGTACTCTCTGGAGTGGATGAACAGGACATCAAGGATGTCGATGTTCCCAAACTCGCGGATCTCATCAAGAAGACCATCTCTCACAACGAGTTCTCAGGACTCGATGAGAGGGCAAAGCAGGCACTTGAGGCGATACGTGCAGGGGTTCCAGTTGAGAACGTGATAAAGCATCACAACACTGGGATCAAACTCGCTGAGTTCACAGAGGACAGGTTCGTTGAGAACGATCTTGATACTGATGAATCGTCCGAGGAGAAACTTGCCGTGAGGAAGAGTCTGATATACAATGATCTCATTGCACGTGGTTTCGATCAGCGTGATGCTGAGAGACGTACGGCACAGTCGTTCAAGGCTGGTGATGACGTTGCAGATGCCCGTCTTGCACTTCAGAGTCTGAAGAGGATCGCAGAGGTCCGCAGACAGGAGGAGATCCAGCAGGCTAAGAGTGAGCAGAAGCGTCAGGAGGACACCCGTCAGCAGCTTTTCACCAATGTTGCAGGGATGAAGGAGGTCATACCTGGTCTGCCAGTGTCTCAGGAGGTTTCCAAATGGATGGCGGAGGCTATGACCAGTCCTACAGGTAGGACACAGGATGGAAGACTGCGTACAGTGGTCTCCGACAAGAGGTCCGAGGATCCGTTCAAATTCGACACACGTCTGCATTATTTCATAAAGATGGGACTGTTCGATGAGAAGCCTGACATGTCGTTCCTTGCGAAACGCAACATGAGCAGCGCGATACAGGAACTTGAAAAGAACCTTTCCAACGAAGGGGTTTATGATGGAGGGAGGGGAGCCTCTCTCGAAAGTATCACTGAAAGGGAGATGAAGAACAGGATGTTCAATCTTCTTGACGGTGTTGATATCTAATAATTGAAATTCAAACCAATTTAAATGGCACTTCAATTTTCAGAATTTCAGATGTATGATGCACAGCATTGGTCAGGATTGACATCTGCCAATCACCTGCACAGCATCTATCAGGGCCGTCCTCAGAAGGCGACCGAGATCATGCGTAGGATCCACACGACCAATTTCGGAGTGGACCTCGATTCACAGCTCTCACAGTACAAGGTGAAATACCTTGAGACCGATGATGACTTCACTTGGGAACTTATCGGTAGCGGTAAGAAGAACGTTCCTCTGATCGAGGCCCGTCTGACCCCTGGTGGCAATGCGGTGGCAGTAGGTGACGAGCCTGGTAAGGTCGTTACCGAGTTCTATCTGGTATTCCCAGAGAAATGGTTCACGGATGAGCACATCATCGTGGGTCATAAGAATGAACTCTATCCTTTGCAGATACAGGCCGATCCGATCCCTGATGGCAGCAACTGGTTGTACCCAGTGAAGCTGATCACAGGTGACCTCGATCTTTTCGTACCTGTTGAGGAACTTGCCCCTGGTACACGTTGGTCACGCGATTGGTCACTTGTGGAGGACACACTGTCCAAGAAGGGCGGAGGTATCAACTTCGAGTCACCTTTCGGTATGCGTAACACGTTCTCAATGATCCGTATGCAGCATACTCTTCCTGGTAACATGGTGAACCGTCCGTTCGCAACTGGATTCAAGATCAAGGATCAGAAGAACGGTAAACTGGAGACATTCCTTACATGGATGCAGTACGAGGACTATGTCTTCGATCAGCAGTACCGTCTGGAAAAGAACCGTCTGTTGATGTTCGCACGTTCAAACCGTGGTGTCAATGGTCAGTACTACAACATCGGTAAGTCAGGTCACGTGAAGAAGCAGGGTGCAGGTATCCGTCAGCAGATGGAGAGTTCTGGTACCGAGTACTACAGTGACTTCTCGATCGAGTGGTTGTTGAACGTCCTTACAGATCTTTCCGAAGGAAAACTGCCTACCGACCAGCGTCACTTCGTTGCACGTACAGGTGAGCGTGGTGCGACTCAGTTCCACCTTGCACTTGAGAACCATGCACAGTTGTTCCAACCTCTGTTCAATACTGACCGTATGTTCAAGACGAGCAACAACGGAGGCATGTCAGGTGTATCGATGGCCTACGGTTACGGAGGTCAGTTCCTTGATTACATGGGACCTAACGGTATCCGTTTCTCCATCTCTGTGGACAGCATGTATGATGACCGCGAGCGTAACAAGATCCTTCACCCGAACGGTGGTGTTGCTGAATCCTACCGCTATGACATCATGGACATCGGTACCACCAACGGTGAGCCGAACATCCAGAAGTTCTATGTGAAGGGTTCTGACAACATCTGGGGTTATGAGCCAGGATTCCGTGATCCGTACTCTCCTACAGGTAAGATGAGCGTAATGGCCCATGCTACCGATGGATATACCGTTCACCGTGGATGTCAGGTAGGTGTGGCAGTGTACGACCCGAGCCGTACGAAGTCTATCATCCCGAACATCCTGTATTGATAATGACCTACTTTAGAGAAGAGAGAAAATGGCAGGTAAGAGTAAAAGCAGTGTAGAGGCGGAAGAAGGGGTTGCAACAGCAACTCCTTCCTTCTCGCTTCCACGTAAGAAGGTGAAGGTCATCCCTGTAATGAAGAAGGGATGGCTGCCGAAAGGACATGAGGCCGAATTCCTTTATAAACATTCGGTGAACACGTACACGGTACCCAAATCATCATTGACAGGTGTATACATCAATCCGTTGAGTGTGGAGGAGGTAGAGTTCCTTGAGTCACATCCTGGACTGTCTGTCAATGCAGGGGATCTTTCCGTGCACAAGAAGGACAACAATTTCTGGAGATCGATATTCAAACCGATCAGACTTTCCAAGGATGAACGTACATTGGACCTTTCGGATCCCATGGACTACATCACATACAAGGTTCTGCTGTTGAACAAGGATTCGATCGCTCCAGATGCTGAGAGCATCAACAACAAGGCATCCTACAAGTATGCCATCGTTGAGCTTGACTATGAGGACAACAAGAGATCGAACACGGCAAATCTGATGACAGATGCCTATGTGGAGTATTCCAAGTTCCGTGAGGACAGACAGACACTTTCAGATGTACTGTTCCTACTCAAGAGTCAACGTGTACCTTTGAGTGCTTCACTCACATGGTTGCAGGGACAGGTGGGAGACTTCATCTCTGTCGATCCAGGGAAATTCCTCAAAGTGGTCAGAGACCCGAATCTGCAGACACGTCTGTTGATAACCAAGGGACTGACGTACAATGCGATACAGAAGGACGGAACAGCATACCGTACGATAGGTGGTGACCTTATGGGTGTAGACCTTTCAGCTACGATAGCATTCCTGAACAACAAGCAGAACAGTGACCACAGGATCCTCATTGAGGCGATGGTCGCAAGATCTGAAGGGAAGTAATGACGAACGCAGAGATTCTTTCATATATGAAGCTCCGATACGATGCATTCGCATCTCAGGACGCTCCAGGTTACGATGATCAGGATTATTCCACACTGTTCAACAGTGCTCAGAAGATCTTTGAGAAATCGCTGTACAACGAATATGGCAACATATCACGTAAAGGTGCAGAGGAGACCGAGAAGCGTTCCAAGGATCTGTCAGAGTTGAAGGATCATGCGGTCATCACAGCTCCCTTTTCTTCTGGTGACCATCCGAACTCCTTCTTTGTCAACCTTCCAGATCTTTTCTGGGTGGCACTCAAGGAGGAATGTGATGTCACCTATACGGACAGTTGCAACAATCAGGTGACTGCACGTATTCAGGTGAAACCTGTGAAGGAAGACTATTATAACGTCAATGTCAAGAATCCATACAAGCGTCCTTACGAGGAACTTGTATGGAGAATTGACAGAGAGAGAGGCAACACTACGGCACCTCTCAGCGTCAGTAATAGGAAAAGACATGAGATAGTATTGTTCCAAGGTGCCCAACTGGTCAACTACAGGATATCATACTATAGGAGAGCAAAGGATGTGGATCTTACTGACAATACCGATTACTGTGAGTTCGATCCCATACATCACGAAAGGATAGCTGACATGGCTGTCGAATTGGGAATGCAGACTACCGAAAAGGCATCTTTGCAGACCAAGATAATTGAAAATTCAAAAATCATTGAATAATGAGCGTATTTGCAAAAGTGACCAACTCTAACCATCTTCCTGCATTGGAGGAGGGCAGATTGAAGGTATACTCCAAGCAGTTCAATGCACTGGTCAGCAAACTGAACTCACTCTTCACCTCTGAAGGCGTACTCACCGCTGATCTTGTAGGTGATGTCACTGGAGGTGTGAACCTTACAGTAGTGCCTGTTGCAGACCTTGGGGATGCCGCAGATGCTGTCAACACCGCAGGGAAAGTGATAGGCAAGATAGTGGTAGGTGACGATGGTCTCATCTACAGTGCACTCGGTACCTCTGCCACAAGTGTATGGGCAGCTTCAGACGGAGCGTCCGATATTACCCCATCCTAACCTTTAAAAGGTCGGACAATAGATCAATTCTTAACTTAAAACTCAATTGAAATGAGCGCACCAAGTGCAATTAACAATTCAAAGCAGATCCTTGTGGGTGGAACCCCTTCGTCTGCTATCACCACCACCACAATCAAGAATGCCACATTTCTGGCAAACGCTGGTGAGGTGGGAATCTTCACCCCTCAGGGACTACGTATCCTTGAAACTGCATCTCCCTCTGCTGTACTAGGAGTATCTTTGGTAGCCACTCCAGGCATGGATTTCGTACTTGCAGTAAGTCGGGGAGCAAATGAGGCCCCTCTTGTATCGGACGTGATCAAAGGATCTACCGTCACCGTTGCAAAGAAGAAGGCATATGCGGCAGCAACCGAACAGTCTACAGCTATCGGTTACAATGGTACAAGCGGTCTTATCGCTGATGTTGCCACATACGCAGGCGGACTTTACAAGGTAGGTGTACTTGTACATCAGTTCCTTTCAGGTACCGACAGTGAGAAGATCAAGGCAGGTTACTACCAGTCTCAACTTACTGACAGTCAGGCAGACATCGCATTGGGACTTGTAAAGTCACTCGTGCAGAATTTCAGCCGTGAGGTGAGCAATGCCAACGGACAGAAGCCTGTGGAGTTCAAAGCAGTGGTGAATACACCATTGGCAAATGACTTTGTTTTTGATAACTCCAACTTCAATATGACAGTCACCAAAGGGGCAAAACAGATTCTTGCTGAGAATACTGGTCCTACCTATAACACAGGTACGTTGCTTGCAGTAGGTGACTTCCTACGTATAGGAACCGCTGCTGGTGCTGTAGGTACGGTAGCCCTTCTTTCAGATGTTTACAAGGTGGTCAGTATCGTAGGTACTGTGATCACACTTGACCGTGAGGTTTGGGCTGCATCAGGTACATACGTTGACAACTCTGGTAATATCACTGTCATCCCTGCATCTGTAGGTGAGGCTGCAAACTGGGGTATCATCTCTTCAGGTACTGCACTTCCTTTCGATGTGAAGAAGAAGCGTTACGCAAAGGTGCGTTTCGATGTGACATTGAACGAGAACTTCGGTTCAACCGCTGTCACTACCATCACAAGTGCATCTGAAGGTAATGGTACATATCAACAGGTTGCCCAATTGGAGAAATTCCTTAACGGGTTCCGTGCAGAGCAGTATGAGATGGGAGAACCGTTCCTGTTCAATTCAGATCAGGATCTTCTTGCAGATCCTGCAGTTACGGGTTCAGGGTACAATCAGATCTCTTTGATCTTCTCGAACACTGTATTCAACTTCCAAGGTGAAGTATCTCCTAAAGAGCTGATCATTGCAGTGCCTGCAACTACCCCTGGGTATGCTGGAGCATCTGCCGATGACATCACTGATGTCCTGGAGGATATCATTCCAGTAGCTGCTCAGGTTGATGGTGACCTTGCCATCTGATAATTGATAATGATCTGGGGGAAGGGTATCATATTGCCCTTCCCCGAAGATCGAATCATATCTGCCAATGGGACTTAGACCGATAATAAAAGCATGCTCTTTGAACAGTTGCACAGGACTGCGTGTGACAGATGCCACAGGTGTCTATGATGTAGCGACAAATCCTGGAGGATGGGGGTCCCCTAATCCTGATTACGATTCATCAGGTCTTGTGATATCCATGGAGATCACTGCATCTGACGGAACGGTAACACAGATAAACGATCTTGAGGATCAGGTGACATCCACCGTAACTGGTGCTTTCACCTATAATGATATTGAGGTGGATCTACCTGACGGGTGGACCACCATAGAATACACGGTTGCCACTGATTCCACGTCAGTAAGTACTACCATAAAGATATTCACTTACTGTAAGATACAGTGCTGTGTATTCAATAAGATGCTTGATATGAGAACCTTCGACCTCTGTGAGGAGAAGGAGAAGATTGCAGCGTACATGCACATGTGGATGCTTTACAAGGCATTGCAGTTTGCAGCTAACGGTTGCAACGACTCAGCGGCATCTGATATTCTTTCACGATTGAAGTCACTCTGCGAGGTATCCACCTCTCCAGACTGTGGCTGTAAATGATACGATATGTCAACAGGATGTTCAGGATGCAATGACGGATGCTTCGATGAAAGTGTTCAACTTGCACAGGGTCCAGCGGGACCTACTGGAGCAACAGGTCCTCAAGGGCCTGAAGGAGACGAAGGGCCAGCAGGACCAGAAGGCCCTGCAGGATTTGTTCTCATAGATACGATAACTGCTCCCGTTGCGGTTTCTGCCACCAGTTATTCAAACGCAACAGGAGGAGCATGGACCATCCCTGCTGATACTTTCATAGACAATAAGGACACTGTAAGATTCGAGTTCACAGTCGTACCTACACCTCATGACACGAACACATACTCAATGAAGTTGTATGTGGGCGGTCAACTGATAGATCTGGGATTTCTTTCAGCCTCTTCACTTCAAATAAAAAGTGAGTTCATGACATCCATAGTCACAGATATCATAAGAACATCGGCTACAACACTGAAGGTTGAGACAAGTTATACCGTGTATCAAGGGGCAAGCGGGTACTCAGATCCTCTGTATCTTTACGTAGGAGGACTTGGCCAGATAGGTCATTTTCACAGATCCTCACAGACCATAACAGTGGCTGATGTGGAAGCATTGATGTATGCTGATTTTCAGGTAGAGGTGTCAAGTGCTTCGTATCCTGTGAAAACGACTGTTGGTAAGATGTACTTCATGAAAAAACTTGTATAATGGCGATAAAACAATATGCGGCACTCACATCAGGTACTATAAGCATACCTGTTGATTACACCACGTCATACCCTGATTTTCCGCGTCAGGACAATCTCATCACAGGTACAGTAACACTTGTGGGTAATCTGGTAGTATCTCCGAGCGGGACACCTACATCAGGACAGAGAGTGAATGTGATATGGGATGCAGCAGTAACGCCATCTGGCAGTACTGTTACCGTATTCGGAAAGACCATCAATGATGAAGCCCTTACAGGGTCGTTCGTGGTTGAATGCATATACAATGGATCCTCATGGTCTGTTGATGTCCTATCAGATTCATCATCAATAGGCACGATAGCTGGAAAGCAGTTGGCTGACCAGTCGATAACCTACGCTAAGTTTCAGGACGTTGCAGCTAATTCGATCCCTGTAAGAGATGCTGGTACAAATGGTGTACTGAGCGCAAAGGCACTGACATCCGCTCAGATACTCATAGGGAACGGTGCTGGATTCAATGCGGCAGCCCTGAGTGGTGATGTGACAATGACACCCGCAGGGGTGGTATCGCTTGGTAGCTCGGTAGTTGATACTGCTGAACTTGTCGATGAGGCAGTTACAACAGCAAAGATCGAAGATGCTGCCGTGACCCCTGGTAAACTGAGCGCGTCCTCAAGAAAGGAAATGGTTGCGATACCTGTTTCATTTGCAACCGCTGGAGAGATAGGTGTATTGAAGTATACTATGTGCTACGATTGTACTGTTGACGCAATTCATGCAACTGTGACAAAGCCTGCCACTTCAGATACAGCCACTATCGTATTCAAGGATCACGGAGGTACTGTTCTTACTGGTTCTCAGGTCGATATAACCACAAGTCTTGTGCTTGGGAACATCGTGTCAACAACCCCATCAGCGAACAATACGTTCAGTGCTGGTGAGCAGATAACATTCGAAACAAGTAAATCAACTGCGGGTAGCGGTGACTGCACAGTGATATTGTGCCTGACTCGTGACTGATGGGCTACAGGATAGAAAATAAGGCGACAGAACTTCTCATCTATGATACGGATGGGAAGAACATCACCTATTATCCTAAATCCGATCTTACAGTTGCTGTAAAGGATGGAAATCTTATCATTTACAGTACTGGAACTGTGATCCTTAATTCAGAACCCTCAAAGATAAATGACCCGTCTGTGAATGGTCTGTATGAACTTGTTACAACAATAAAGGCATATCTACAGAGTGATGGTGGTGACAACTTCTCAGGAGGATGGGCTGACTACAATGATAATGCTACGTCAGGAACACCATTGAGTGTAACTGGTGGAGGCTCGGCAGTAGTCCTGACAAATGATACTCTAGGTGCTTACACTAACGTGTCAAACCTTCCAGATGGAGTTACATCATTATGGAATTCTTCCACAAATAAATTCGTGTGGACAGACCTGAAAGTAGGTGATATGGTT